ACGGTCTGCTTCGTCATTTCAGCGAAACGTATAGCGCCGTCCAACTTGACGCAGTGATCCATCCCAATTTGTATGGGATAACCTTCTGATGTCATGATTGTGCCGGTTGCGTCGTATTCGCGGTATACCTGGGATATCTCCGCGAACTTAGCCGCGCGGACTTCGTCCAGCGTAGGCGGTTCGGGTTCAGGTTCGGGATGAGCGGCTTGCCATTCTGTTTCTGTGAGATAGTCTTTGGGCTTCTTCTCCCATACTTCGGGATTGCCTTCGGGACTGTAAAATACGTCGGTTCTATTGGTATTTTCCATTTTGTATACCTCCTATGCCGCCGGGTTGAAGTAGTCGATGATGACGACGCCGTTTTGTCCGTTTTCTCCAGCAGTAGGCTGTTCGACTCCATCTGAAATCCTGCCAGAGCCACCACCATTACCGCCGCTGCCCCCCAGACCATCAGGGTATTTTCCACCTGGGCCGGCCCTTCCCACAGCATCAGTACCGGGTGTCCCGACTGTACCTATCGCGTATAAATGTCCAGCCGTACCCCCCTGACCAGGGCGGGTTGGGGTAGCACCTATGCCACGTCCTCCATTAACGCCTCCACGAGCGCCAATTACAACACCATCGACATTAATGGACGTAGTACCTCCACTCTGACCGTCGCTTCCACTAGTGCCAGCCGCTGCGCCAGCCCCATTCGCACCTCTCGCACCACCTACACCACCTGCGCCGATTATTACCGGTATAGACTCTCCTGCATTAAATTTAATAAATCTGACAACTAATTCACCACCTGCAGCTCCGCCGCCACCGCCGCCAGCATTCTGACTATTGGTACTAGCTCCGCCACCTCCTCCCCCGCCACCCCCGGCTCCTCTGATTTCGATTTTGTACCAGCCGGTTACAGGCGCTGTCCACGTGCCGGACACGTTTATTACTTCGCGGGTGTTGTAGATGCCGGACGCGGGGATATTCTTCGATCCAATCAAGGTTTCCCCAAGATACCAACTAAAGTTTACCTCCCCTACCACGTAAAGCGTTGATGCGTTTGGGTTTTCGAGGTTTTCGTATTCTTGTTCGGTTAGATGGACGATGTTTTTGATGGTTTGGTTTGGGGAGGTGATGGCGTTATTGATGTCAACGTTGGAGCCGGGTGATAATGTTGCTGGTTTCGGTAAATTTCCCCAAGGTGTTACGCCGTTGCCTATCTTGAAATCGCCTGTTTCCGTATCATAACCCGGTTCTCCTATGTCGAGCGGGCGGGCTTGATTGTTCCATTCGGCCGTGGTTCCTTTATTAAAAGTAATTATCTTTGTTTCCTGTGCCATATCGATTCCCCCTTACAGAGCGTTTACAGTCTCATAATCCACAAGCCTCATGGTTGGATTACCGCCTGAAATCCGATAGCCGTGCTTTGCAACGAGGCTTTCCAAGTTTGATTTATCCGTGGAAGACATGAGGCCTGCTGTGGTTGTGGTAGCGTCTCCGGGGTTTACCTGCGCGCCCGTCGCTATCCCTGCAAGTTTTGACTTTTCATCATCTGAGAAAACGTTGGTATCGGGATTTGCTTCGTATTTCTGCTTTACGGATGCAGACGTTTCAGCAGTCGTAACGCCTTTTTGGTCAACCCATTTGCTGTCGGTTACGTCCCAAACGAATCTTGTTACATCCTCTCCGGCGCCCATATCAACATCAGCATAAGCGCCCGCCTCTCCCGTCACGGCTTGTAACGCAGAGAGAGACGAAAACAACCCTCTGAACTTTGAGCTTTCCAAACCTGCAAGCTTTTCTTTCTCGGCAGTCGTAAAATTCGCGTCCGACAGGCCCTTGTCGCCATCTTTGTCTACCTTAGCATCCAAGTTGACTTTAACGGCAGCCACGCTGGGGGCTTTGTCCGTCTGGTTGCCGGATAGGGTGTTTACGATATCTTCGTCAGTGATTAAGGTGGGACGCGCATCGAAAGAATCAGTGCCGTTGCCTATCTTTAATTTATCCGTATCCGTCACATACCCAAACTCGCCTGGTTCAAGAGGACGAGCATCGCTCGCCGACCATTGTGCGGATGTACCCTGATTAACAGTTATTAATTTTACTTCTTCCGTCATTTTACTTACCTCCTCAAATTGTGAGCGGATCGCCGCCGCTCAATCGTCCTTCATAATCGCTTATCTGCATGGTTGGGCCGCCACCGAACAAATAGCCGTCCGGATAGTCTGTGACCTGCATTAGCGGATTACCCCCCAGTAGGCGTTCAGCTTGCAGAACAACCCTGCCCATCGGGTATCCGAACAATTTGTCTGTCTGCGGGTCGTAGCCGACCAACACGGGTTCGTTGTCCGGGGCTAACGGTCTTAACAGTTCGAAAAGCATAATACGCGCCATAAAGACGACAGCCACTTGAAACGCATTCGCGAGCTGTACCTCATCGCCGTCATCTATCGCATCCTGTCCGGCACGGTTGATTAACTCACCGATGGCAGCCGCCCCGAGTGTCCCCTGCCGTTCCGCCTTGTTTGCCAGATACTGCGAAGCAAGGCCCACTACATGCCCCTGTCTCCGCAAACTTCCTTCGTCCCATAAATATTGCGGTATTACCTCCGAATCGGGGTTTACCGCAAATGGCTTAAAATCATTTCGCATCGCAACATCATCCCTCCCTAAGTTTCAGCTACAGCCGCCCAATTTCCCTTGCCCCAGCCCGCGAATATCTCGTTTTCCTTCCCCCATGCCAGGAACTTCGAGCCGAAGGGATCAGAAAAGAGATACTTTATCCTCACCCCGGCGGGTTTGAAGGAGATTAGACCGTGTTTTATGACTTCTTTAAAAATTCCGCTTCCATCCATACCGATGACATACATGGTCATGCTCATATCCTGATGATCTTCAATGGCAATGACCGATTGCCGCCGAAATACAGACTCCCACGCTTCGTATGCGCCGGGCATGGTTCCGTTCCAGTGATTTGCCGCGATTTTCGCCTTTACAAGATTGCGGTAAATATTGTCAGGAAGAGGAAATATACCCGAATAGTTGAACGACTCAACATCGCGCCTCGTAAGGCCGACCCACTCGCCGATTTGCTCAAGCTGCGCGCCTATTGCGGAATCAAGGTCAAAACGCCTTCCCATGTTGTGCGCGAGATTCATTTCATCAACGAGGCCGGATAGTATTGATCGCAGCGTTGCTAGAAACTTCGGCCGCCGATGTTGCCAGGGCACGAGCTTCAAATAATCGTCTACGCTGTACGGTTCGTATTCATCCAACGAGGCATTTGCGGCCGTGTTCCAAATGTTTCGGGCTCCGCCTTTGACATTATTGAATCCGCTGATATTCGCCTCCGTAAGCCACTTAGCGATTACCTCAACGCGCTCGCTAATCCAATGACCGTCGCCCCAACCGAAATTTAAGAGCCCCCACGCGAGCGGCTTCGGCTCATGATAGGGGCTCGATACAGCTACCGCCTTCCACTTTATCCCGTTGCTCATGAATCTATCCAGATCATCATGTCGCCGGGCTGGAAGGTTATCGGCATATCTCCGGGGTATATCGTACGCGGGAAAAGCAACTCGCCGTAAAATAGCATGTTGCCGCCTGTCGGCGCGTCGAGGATGCCCCACCATGTCGCAGTACCCCACTCGCTTCGCGCAACAGGAAACTGGAATGGAATATTATTGCTCGTCATCCCCGATGTTCCGCCGGACGGTTCGGTAATACCCGGCCCCTGCGTCGCGGCCCATGAAAGAAGCGTCCGAGGGACAGCTACCCGCGCGTATCCCTCGCCGCTCAATTCCTCCGCGTCCAGATAATCCCTGATGGGCGTTGAGTACAGCGCGACGTAGAGATTGACAGGCAGGGTGTAGTTTTGACCCCGAAAAATAAAGTCAATTAATTTATTCTCAAGATAATCCGACATGCGTCCTTCGAGAACATTCATACTTTCACCTCCCTTATATCGTGGTTTCGATGGTTATGTCTTCCTCGCCCAAAATCGCCATTTCGTTGAAGGCGATATTTACATTTGCCGGCAGAAAATGACTGTCCCTCGCGATTCGTAGATCCAATACATCGAAACGTGGTTCCGGAGCGGCTATACCTGCAACCGCATTCGTTTCCGCAAGACCGATCGGCATGTACAGTTTTGAAATGAGCACTGAGTTGCCGATTCCGAGAGAGTTTATGTACGTAACGAGGTTTGACTTTATGCGCGTTGCAATATCCTCTCCATAACCCGGTTTGATTTTCAGCAGGATTTTTATCTTCACATCCACTATGTAAGGCCGAAAAAAGCTTATCGGCGTCACAAGACCATATCTATCAGCAACAGGCGCAGTGATTGTTCCGTATGTTCCGGTTCCGGGTGTTTTCTTGGCGTGTATCGCGGCGGCTACATCCTGTAACTCGCCGCCGTCAACAATGTGGGCTGTGGAGTGAGGCGGCAATCCGTTAGCGTCGGTTATGTTCGTGTCGTTTTCATATCCTCGCACTCTTGATACGCCGTCTACATCCCAGATCGCGCCCGTAATCCCCTCCATTACCGTGAGTGAAGGAATCGCTACAGAACGCGTCTGCCTCCGCCTCAATTCCGCATCTGACTCGACAGGGGCTCCGGCGATGGCGGCGGCGGGATTCGTGACGGAATGCCAGCCTCGTGTGGGGGTAGCAATCTTGTTTATCTCCCCGGCTTGCGCCCGTATTGCCCCGAACTCCTGCGCCGCAGCGGTGACGGGTATCTCACCCCCCTACGGAATTGTTACGCTTGGCGGCAGATTCCACCTTCTGCCGGTGATATCCTCGATAATGCCGCCGATTATCTCAGTGCCGGCCGCGCCGATAATTCTTACATCCACGTAACTTCTCGTCGCCGAACGGCGGCGAATACCGTTCAGCTTGACCATGCGGGATAAACCCATTCCCCGCGCCGTCTGCGGTGAGAATCCCTGATACGCCGCGACTGCGCATTGTTGCGCGTCATATCGGGCAAGCGCGAAGATTTGCAGCATCTCGCCTTCCTGCGAATCCGCTTCAAGGTATACGTCCTCGCCGAAAATAGCCCGCCATTCCGCTTTCAGACCGTCAAGTATCTCCTGATACTCCCGAACGTGGATACCCGTTTCATCAATAAACGCATTCTCCATCACAACACCTCCCGGAACGCTACCGGGCCATATACTGTATCAACCGTTGCCTCAATGAGCAGGCCGCGATCCTCGCTGTTAAACTCGCTGCGATATTCCGCTATACCCGTTACGCCCTGAGTGCGGAGAATACGTCTCCTGATAGCCGCGTCGTATTTTGTTTTCGTGTATTTTCCAAGCACATCGGTACGCCACGGCGTACCCTCGGCTGTGTCGTTGAACCACTCGCCGACGAATAATTTCAGCCTGGTCATAATTGCTTGCAGTACTGTTTCAGGCGAATTGGTAAGATAACCCGCCAAGCCGTGACCAATAGTAAAATCCCAATCCGGCGTCAATCTTCGGTATCGCATTTTTCAACACCCCACCATAAAAAAACCGCCCCGAAGGGCGGTAAAGCCGGGCCGAAGGTACTCGCCCCTTTCAGCCTTTGTTCTCCAAACCCGCTTGACACAGCCATCACGAAATATCAATCCTTTAAGCCCGATTTATGCTGTTCGGGGTCTCTTGTTCTGCGCGTCGAAACTTCCGCAGGTATCGGGAAACCAGCTTTTATTGCTTTGTCTTTGCTTCGCGTACGATCTGTGCGGCTTCTTGAATTGTCGTTGCCTTTGATTCGATGAGCCTGGCGAGTGTTTCCAAAAGACTGTTCAGTTGATCGTTGCTCATTTTGTCTTCCATCCTTCCTTCCCCCTGCCCGGTGTGTTCAGGGAGGTTTCCCTTCCCTATGCTGAAAAGTATATCACAGGAGAATTGCAATGCGGATCAAGCATCCAAAAGCGTTGGTATCTTCGCAAAGTCGCCGATAATCATCACTCGCTCAATTCCAGTCGGGCCGGTATTCGAAACCGCCCTGAACGAAACCATGTTCTATCCCTCTCCTCAATGCGGCCCCGATGTTTCACCGTCGGGGCACGTGTGTGTATGAGAATTTAAGGATATTCCGCCTGCCGTAACGTCGCCTGTCGTCGTAATGTCACCCGCAACCGATATCAAACCCTTCAATGACAATAGGCTGTTTGGGCCTGGCGCGGTTAAATTAATATTTCCTTCAGGCGTGATCTCGATAAAGGCTTCCCCGTCATCAGTACGAAGCTGAACGCTCTCCGTGCTGATGTTTGGTATTTCATGCGTTTGATTCAGCGGCGCGAATACAGCGAAAGCATCCGACAGATCATGCTGACGAAATTCAACAGGGTCTTGAATACCCCCGCTCTGCCACCATGCGTCAATACCGGAATCCCCAAACACAACAAGGCAGTTGTCACCTTGTTTTATGGGAAAAGTCAGAGTGAATCCGCCCGCGCTCGGAAATACCACCGGCACGTCCGCTAATATCGGAAGTTCCGTTGCAACCCCGGCCACCTCCGCTCGTATAGCGGGTTGTACCGTGACTGTCTTTGCTTCCGGATCGAAAGATTGCACTATTCCGGGACAGGCCACATGTAAATCAAACGCGGCGGCTTCTATGGCGGTTCTCAATGTTTCCGAAAAATCGTTCATGCGTTCTTTGCGGTTCATGTTCACACTCCCCTTAATCAACGGTTCTATCGGATGTCGCGTCAATGGAAACGCACACCATGTCGCAGTACCAATCCTGGCCGTGAGTATCGCCGATGTAGGTTATTTGGATGACGCGGTAGAATCCGTCGGCATTAAGCGCGGCGGGCTGCTTGGCGTCCTTGCCTGTGTCTTTTTTAGCCTCCTGCACGGAAGCATTGTCGATTTTGACGCGCCCGTTTACGCGGATTTTGGGATTCAGCAGGCATCTGATTTTTACCCCTTCGTTTGTCTGTTCGGGCGAACCGATAAGGCCGGTTTTATGCGTCAATACAACCGCTTCTCCGGGAAGATATCCGTCATTGGCAACCATAATCATCTTCCCGTCCTGAATCGACCAGGACATATCGTTTGTATGCGCCGCCTCGCGCGCGTATTTGCGCGTCATCCCGAACATAACCTTGCCGCGCGGTAAGCGCCGGCCGCCAAGCTCAGGAGTCGCGCCGGCCGAAACGCCATATTCGTCAAAACTTCCATGCACGGCGTCGACTATATCCCCGGGACGCGCGCCCGCCGCGAGCGTTCTGTTCAGAACCGCGCTGATATACGCTTCATCGCCGTCGCCGCATGTTAATTCAAGGATTTTGTCCGCCGCGTTTTCGCGAATAATCCGCTGACCTATGATGTTTCCGGAATATATAAGACCATAATTTTCTTGATACCCCGCCTGTAACATCACCCGGTCAAATTCCTTTTTCGAGCGCATGAGCGTTTCATCGGCAAGGTTCCAAATACGTACCGTCGCTTCGTTGGGGCTCTCGCTGTCGCCTTTTTTAATACTGAACTCTACGCGGAGAGCGCTTGTTTTTATTCCCTCGCCGCCGCCTCTGCCTATGGTTACCTCGTAAGCGCGAAGCCATTGACGATTACTCATCGTCTTTCACCACGAAAAGCAATTCATTTTCGGCGCCGAGATTTTCAAATGTGGGGTCGGCATCCGATGAACCGGAATAACAGACGAGAGCGCCGCCGAAGCCCAGGTATTCATACGGCCCGAGCAGATCGACGCCGGTCACAACAGGAATGCCGGATAATATCGGCTCCCCCCTGTCCGCTGTCGCGATGTCCAATTGCCAGCCGCCTTCAATGGCGGCGTTCCAACGGATAGTCAGGCGATACTCCCTGTTGGCGAGGGTGATGTTAAAGGTTTGAGGGTTCGGAGATATTGGTATGTTAAATATTCGCAATGTCATCACCCCACGATATGAGTTATGATGGATTTCCTTTTTGTATCCTCGGGGCTCGAACTCTCGTTTTCCTGTACCTGTCTCGTCCCGCCCTGCTGAGTCGCCTGAGTCCTTGCCGCCTGCGCCTGTCGCGCCGGGGGGACTTGCGCCGTCTCGGTCTCGACGATTATCACTTCCCGGCATTCAAGCATGACCATGAGGACGTTTTCCGTATCGGCGTCGGTCGTTACCGTGATGTCCCGCACCAGCATGTTTTCGTATTCACGTTTACCGGTGATTATCGTGAACGGTTCACAGGACGCCTGAAGCTCAAGCAGCTTGTCGTAAGTTTCCGCCGGGACGGATTCGTCGTCTATGCCGCTGATGCCCGCCGTGATAACTACCCGCACGGGGTCTTTATAGGCGTGGTCTGAGATAGCCGCGCCTTTCTCGACCGGGTGCTCGGTAATAGTCAAGGTGTCCTCATGGCGCTCCTCGACTGTTACTTCAAACTCGATATCACCGACTGCGCGCTCTATGATTACCGGTTCCGGCTCCGCCATGAAAACACCTCCTTTTGGCATGAAAAAACCGCCCCAGAGGGCGGCTGTGATAGAATACGTTATAGAGAGCCTTGGTTTATCCAAGTTGCACCGCTGACTGTTGAACCCCCGTAAAGAAAGGGGGTGATTGGAATGAAGGCAAGAAAAAAGGGCCTTCGTTTATCCGCAGATAAACTAGCCCTGATTTCCCTGCTACTTGCAGTGCTCATCCTGCTCGTAGCCCTTTCACTCCGGCGCGCCTAGCTGGAACCATCCGGCCGGGTAGCAGCCCGGTCGAATGAATTGACGCCCGCCCACTCTCCAGCGGGCGTTTCATTTTCTGACATTATACCACACAATCCTCCCCCGCCTTCCGCTTTTCTTCGCCGCCCCTCAAACGGCCACAAAGCAGAGGAGCGAGACCCACTTTCCCAAGTGCGCCGCGTTGTCGTAAGGAGGGATTGACATGAGGTGTAACGACTGTCACTGGTTCAATCGTGGATTTTGCGAGCACAAGGATGGGCGGGGAGATTTTGCTGGCCGAGAATACTGCCACAGGTTTGAACGCGACGAAAGCTTCAAAGAAGTATTAAGGCGATGGGCGAAGGAGGGGCTTATCTGAATGAAAACCAAAAAAGAACTTCACCATTACGTTTTGCGCACCGAAGGGTACTTCTTATTAGGTGACTGCTGGGCGATTAGCGCCCGTGCGGCCCGCGCTATTTTCGCTAAGACGTTTTTCGGCGAGTTCATAGTTGAGGCCATCGACGGCCACGATTACATGTGCGTGACGTTGTGAGGAAATGGCGATGCTGTAGTCGCGCCTTATGACAAGGAGTAACGGCGGAAAAACGCATATCAGTTCGGTGATTCTTATCTCCCACATCCGATGACGATGTGGAAGAAATAGAAACATCAAACTAAAGAGACGAAATTTATGGAAGCGGTAACGTGTCCATATTGCGGAAGTATTAAACGTTATGCGTTTTAGCACGACGCACTCGAACGTTCCGGCGTTTTTCGGTGCTACAGCGATAACGACGTTAAGGGTTGTGGGCACGATTTTGTAGTCTATTGGCATTGGGAAATGTGCTACAACGCCCATAAAATTGAGGGACAAGTGTGGAATTAGTTTTACTGAGCCCGTAGTTTGTCCAGATAATTTGCGTACCATCGCATCATTTCCCGTCGAGCAGGAAGGTACTCAGCATAATTGTACGCGGCGCTAACCTTGTTGCGTTCAGCGTGGGTCAGTTGGCGTTCAATCCAAATCGAAATTAAAAAGACCACTTTCCCTGAGTAGGGTGGAGGCCATGCTGCGGAAGCCGTGGGGGACTATTTGCTCTTTCGTATATCCCATTGTTCTCAGCGCCACGAGGACTGTTGCTTCGCTCATTGGCATTTCTCCGCTAACACCACTTGGAGTTCGATTTGACTGGAAAACATATTTCCCGTTCCCGGTGAGCTGGCGCATTTTATCGAGTATTTCAATTGTCTGTGGGGCAAGTGGGACGATGTGAGGATCATCCATTTTCATTTTTCCTGGAGGTATGTGCCACTCATCGTCCCATATTTCTTCCCATTCCGCTCGTCTTGCCTCACCTGGGCGTACAAATGTAAGTACCGAGAATTGCATTGCACAGCGGACCTGTTCGTGAGGGTAGGCGTCGATAGCGCGGAGTAACGCGCCTACCTCGTCAGGTTTTGTTATGCACGGGAAATTCCGCTTTTTAGGAGTAATAAAAGCGCCGCGAATAGCTAAAGTTGGGTCTCCCGAACATCGCCCTGTCGCCACGCCATAACGGAATATCTGGGAAGCGATACTACGAACACGAGACAGCATTTCAAATTTTCCGCGATCCGCAAGGCGTTGTAGCAGTGAAAGAATATCAGCCGAGGTTATTGCCGATATGTCCCTGTCTCCAATATGCTGCAATATATGGGTATCCATTCTGCTTCTGGTAGTCACCCGGTCTTTTTCATTTTTAATTTTCTTATCGTGAGCGTCGGCCCATTCAAACGCAACATCGCGGAAAGCACTGCTTTTGATTATGAATGGGGTTCCATCGCGAAGTTTTTTTCGCAGATCATTTCGTCTTTCTCGTGCTTCTTGTAGGCCAGTCGCCGGGTATTCGCCAATTGTATGCCACGAACGCTTTCCGTCCTTGAAATACCTTAGCCTCCAATATTTTTTGCCTGATGTCATTACTTCAAGATACAGGCCGTCAGTGTCGGATAGCTGATAACGTTTGTCTCTCGGCTTTGCTGATTTAATCTTTACGTCAGTTAATGGCATTGTAGGCCACCTCAAAATATGCGTAGTCCAATTTGTAGGCCGTATCCTGTTGGATTAGGTTGGATTATACTAGATTATTTTGGACTGGTCAACGTGAGGGAAAGATGCTTAAAGAGCGGGTTTTTGTGAATTTTTGGACTAGCTTGGATTACCTTGGATTTGGTATTTGGCGGAGAGAGTGGGATTTGAACCCACGTAGCGGCTCAGCACCGCTAAGACGATTTCGAGTCGCCCGCCTTCGACCACTCGGCCACCTCTCCGCATACCACGGCAAGTCCGCGTCAGTCAACGAAGGGGATTATATGACAATAGCAAAATCTTGTCCAGCTTCCTTTATGCTATACTGCAAAAAGCATAACGTAACTCAGAAACAGGGAGGATTTTAATCGTGAAAATTTTCAATAGCGATGAGATGAAAAAGAAGGAAGACCGCCCGGGAATGAAAGGGACTATTGTCCACGGAGTCGGGCTTACCATGACGCGCTGGGAGATGGAGACGGGGGCGGTGCTTGCAGACCACAGCCACCCTCACGCGCAAATAACATACATCGAGAGCGGGCGTTATAAGTTCAGGGTGGAGGGTAGCGAACCTTATGAGGCGTCTTCCGGGGACTTCCTCATCTTCGCGCCCGATGAAGTACACGGAGGAGATGCCTTGGAGGGCGGCGTAGTTGTGGATTCTTTTTGCCCGACGCGCGACGATTTTAAAAAAGAAATGGGCTGGGAGGACTGACCGCGAGCGATTGACTTCGCGGCCCGGGAAAAAAAAATCGAAATCATCGAAAAAATTACCGAAAGAAAATTTTTTTTACCCTTGCGTAATTTAAAATAACGTGTTATATTTATGAACGTCGCGCCTGACGGCGGACACGCACCTTGCCAACAGAATACAGCGCGTAATATACGAATGAACCTTAATTCGGTCAATTTCAATA